GGTCCCAAGGGATGTCAAGGGGTATTTTCGCCTGTGATAAATTTGCCACAGTGATCCGACAACGATAAATTTGTGCAAAAATTATCTTGACAAATCAAATCCTTGCGGCCGGAGAGCGAATCGGCAACCCTATTTGACACTTTCCATCACATTGAATTTAGTATTGAAAGTCTATCCTAAAGCCCGATATGTCCCGCCTAACATAACGCGACACAAAGAAAAACCCGGCAAGAAACCGGGCAATTCTTCACGGATTTACGACACAAGGAATCAACCCGACATAAGCACGCGTTTCAAATCCGCCTTAGTCCGTCCAGACAGCGCAGACAGTTGGTGCAGCGTCACATCCCAATGCGAGTCAAAGTATTCACGCACCATTGCATCGGTCCAAATTGCAAACATGGTTTCAGCCTTTCTATTTAGTGCAGGGGATAAGAGATATTCGGCACAGCCTTTGACCAACAGGCACGACAAGCGCCGCACTGATTGCCTTGGGTTGATGCAGGACAAGCGTGACCATGTGCGTCTGTGCCTTTCCTATGCACTGTGCTGGTGTGTTTATGACCGCTTATAGGGTTGTCGCCAATCATGGTTGCAGAGACGCGCACAATCAGGTTGTCGGGCAATGTGCCGCCTCGTGCCTTGTATGCTTTCACAATGCCCGCCTCACGTGTGGGAAGCCAATGTTGAATTGATGGGGTTGCCTTGGCTACTTCACAGATAGCGGAAAGCATTTCCACTGATTGAAGATCACCAGAGTCGAACCAACGGTGATAAGGTTGACCGCTTTTCAGATAGGCGCGGTTAATCTGAAAGACACACGCTGCAATCCATTGGCCCGGATTTCTGGCAATCAGTGCAACAGCCTTTTCATAGTTAGCTAACCAACCCTGATGCACGCTAGGGCGCAACTTTTCCAATTTCAGCGCATAGCACTTGGCACAAGTTGATCCGGCAACCTTTACTAGCTTGGAACCAACCTTGCATTGGGTGGCAGACAGGGCAAAGGTTGAACCGGGCATTTTACCATTGCCAAGCGATACCTTGCCAGCGTCTTGAATTGCGGATTTGAGTGTCATGGACATTGGACCGATCCCTATATGGTATTGACATTCACGACATAAACAAAGAACCCGGCACGCAACATATCATCACGCAGGCTTTCCGCTTGTGCCAAAGTAAACGGGCCTTGCGGCAAGGCGATCCATCCGCAATTGGCGGGCTTGGCGAGCTTGTAAGTTTTTACCATTGTCGGGGTTCCTTTTCAGAGTGTTTCAAGGGCAAGGGATAGGATCGAGTCTTGCAAGTCTTTGGGCAGGGAAAGAAGCGATACCTTAACCCCAAGGATATGCAGCGACAAAACTTGAACGTCTGGTGGTACATCGTCGTATTTTCCAAACTCCGCGATAAACTCCGCTTCTATGTCGTCGGTAGAGTATGCCGAATAAACTGTCTTTGCCATGATTAGACTCCCCCATATTGCCAGAAATAGCCGCCTATTCCGTGAAGGATAAACCCGAATCCTTCACTTGTGTTGATGATTGTCAGAACGTCAAAGATTGTCACGGCTGGACTCCCCTTATTCTGCGAAAATGACTAGGGCGGCAAGGCCCCATATTGATAGGATCAAAATCGCAGCTTCCATTATTTCGACTCCTCAATCAAGCGGGAAACAGTTGATTCGCTAAGATAGGCAAAGGGGAGTCCATTGACAGTTGCGCGCCATTGATAGTTGCGGACATGCTGAAAAAGGAAGATTCCGGCTTGATAAGTCAAGGAAGGATCGAGTTTCATTTTATTCACCTTGTTTTGCGTTTCGTTACAATAACAATACGCGATTCGCTAGGGCTTGGCAATAGCAAAAAACAAGAAAAACAAAAAAGATTAGGGCTTGACTTGATCGACCGAATCAGCCATATTCAATTCATGAACCGGGCAAGGACTCGGCTGGGCATCCGCAAGGCTGTCGCATAAATCACCCCGGCTGCGCGGTCGGAATCGACTGTAACAAAAAATGTTACTTGACTCGACGGACGAATCGTGCGAGACTGGAGAGTCATGCCTTGACCAAGAGGGGAACGAATCAGGAACGTCGTGCCGCGATGCAGCAATGCAGGTGCAGCATGGAATCGACAAGGCTCGACCCCCCACAGTGGAAATTGTTCAGGGAACCCCCACAGTGGAAATACTGGGTAAACCCCCTACAGTGGAAATACTGGTTGACGAATCACTTTGAGTGTGCCATAAACAATGCAACAGAGACGGAAACAACAGAGACACTGAAGGAGAGACAGGATGGCTAAGGCAGTTAAATTCCAAGTCCAAGAGGAAGATTTTGTTTTTGGTAACGGTGTCTGGATTGACCCAGTGCTTTACGACACACGCGAAGAAGCTGATCGTCACTGCCACTCTTATCGTGGGACGGTCCACATGATCGAAGTTGAGGTTGAACATGACTAATGACGAAGCAATCAAGAACGTCCGTGAAATGGGCCACATATTTGCTGTTTCCTTGACCACAATCACAGGCAAGAGCATCGACGACAAGAGTGACCTGATGAACGGTCTGGCAGCATATGAGGTACTGGAACTCAGAGGCAAGTTCGACTGGGTTGATGAAAGTGTTGACATCGTACTGCGAATCATATATGACTTGGCTATGGAACGGTTCGACAAGGACCAGATCAAGATAGGACGATAAGATGAACTACGAAAGCATGACTGACGCAGCAATCAAGAGCCTACTGATCGACACTATGAAAGAGCGTGAGAGCCTTCACTTTGTCATTGGTTGGTTGCGTCAAAGCTACTGTAGCCCCGCCCATGCTGACATTGAACGGGCTGTGGCAATCAAGAAACTCCAAGAATACAACAGCGAGGTGGTGTGATATGGCTAAGTTTCATGTGATCTTGTCGGATGAACTGGGCGAAGAGTTCAGTGTAGAACTAGAGGCCCACGATAGAAATGATGCGTGGGACACTGTGCAGATGGACTACCCAGAAAGTTCTGTGGTGTCTGTCCGTGAACTGAAACGCTATGTACGGGAGTACTAAGATGTATACTGAGAACATCATTCGTGACCTTCTGGACCTGATCCATGACGTTAAAGCTGCTGGTTGCCGTGCCTATGACAACCGCAAGGATGCTGAAAGGGCTGTGTCTAACTCAGTTCACGAAGAGGCTGAAAACACCTACAAAGCCTATGACACTGTTTGTGAAGGTCTTATCGAAGCCTCTCATGCTCTGGACAAGGCTAATGATGACTTCCTGAACATTGAAGAGATGTTGAAGAAGATCATCGAAGACATCAAGATGGAAGAACTGAGCGCAAAGGTGCAATCGAAATGAACAACGCAATCATCAATCTGACCTGTCTGTGGTTTGTGAGCCTGTCTGTGGTTGTTACCTCAGCCCCCAAGACTGTAGGGACGTGGCAGGCACAAGTGGAAGAGGGCTTCTTTGAAGAGGCTGAACGTATCGGTCTGTGGGAAGAAGAAACCTATTGACGAATCACTATAGAACCTGTAAGTAGAATACAGAACGTAGCAAAAGGAGACTACAATGTCTGTTATCGAAACTCTCTCGCCTGTTGTTGTCAAAGACTTCATCAAAGGCCGTGGCACCCGTATCGCCACTGTGACCTTCCTCAAGGCTGATGGCTCTGAGCGTGTGGCTAACGGTCTGTTCCGTCCTTCGTCGCATATCATTGGCTCTGAGCGTGGCTTCAAGCAGTCTGAACACATGAAGGCCATTGGGTTGCAGCCCTTCTACGACCTACAGAAGAAAGCATGGATCAGCTTCTATCTGGACCGTGTTCTGACTGTCAAATAACTAAAACCACCCTATAAGGGTCTGACCACAAAAGGAAAACACTATGGATACCCTCTCTGTTTTTAGCCCTGAACACGAAGCCATTGATGATGCGTGGTCAGAGTTCTTCGATAAGCACCAGTCAGACCTGCCTGTAGAAGCAACGTCTATGACCCTTGGTGCAGTCTTTCTGACCATCTTGGAAATGTATGAACCCCCTGTAGAGGAAATTACCCCTGTGCTGGTTGCTACTATTGTAAGCTATGCTCAACGGCAACAACACAAACATGAAGGATACCTGAACTGATGGCTAAGTGGCAACCAATCAAGACTGCCCCTAGAGACGGTACAGAGATTCTGTTATATGAGTGGGTGGAAAACGAAAAAGTTGGTAAACAAGACTACTTTTTTGTGGGTTACTGGGGAAATGACTATCTTACGGGTGATAGTGGCTTTTTTAACAATACAACAGAATGTGGAGAAAATTTCCCTACACACTGGATGCCCCTACCTGAACCACCTGTGGAGTGAAACATGTTCTCAACTTTCTGTCTGGCCCTTGTTGTTTACACTGAGGCAAGGGGAGAACCCCTAGATGGTCAACTTCTTGTCGCTGAGGTAGTACTCAACAGGGTCCAGATGGAACAGTATCCTGATGATGTATGTACTGTTGCATTTGAGCCACACCAATTCAGTGGCTTGAAGCGTACACCTGACCTTGAGACTATCCTTGTTGACCCTGCATGGGAAACATCTGTAGACATTGCTGTAGAGGCTCTACAGGGGTATACCTTGGGGTCAGGTGCTACCCACTACCACAACACCAAAGTCACCCCCTACTGGTCTAAGAAACTGACCCGTGTAGGGAAATACGGTAAACACATCTTCTATACAGGATACTAAGATGAGCGCGTCAGAACACCCTACCACAAAAGAACAGTATCTCGTTCCTATCCACAGTCTCATCAAGCAACTAGAACAGATGGCTAGTACCTATGAGTGGGATGGTGAACTTGACAAATGTGATGCTATCCTGCTAGAACTACAACATGTAAGACACTATCAGGTCACTACTGGTAGTTTGTGGTTCCCACTATTCTGAGGAGATAGACATGATTAACCTACTACAGAAATGTGCTTCTTGTGGTATCAGTCTTGACGATGATCTGAACATCCTGTGTGAACTGTGTGAAGAACAACAGGACAGTCAAGAACCAGACTTAGACGACTATGAAAGTGAAGAAGACTATGAGTGACTATCTTGAACAGGTATTGGGTGAGGATTGGAAGAGTATCTTCAATGTAGAGGACTTCTCTTACCTTCTCCGATATTACCTTGAAGATGATCCTTTTGACATCTTATCGGATGATCCTTGAGGTATATAGGGATCGGTGGCGGAAAGGTTCTTTTAGTAAGTGGTTGTACAGTTGGGTGTTGTCAAGGTGCGTGAAGAAAAATATTTCTTGTTGACAGAGCGAACTGTACAACATAACTAGAGCGATGGACCCTATCAAGGAGAACAGACATGACTGACGAAGAACTGCTACTTCACCAACTCAAGAACCCCCCTGTCATGTCTATGGCTCTAAACAAAGACCATCTCTATCGGATGATGGCAGATCATATGAAGGAAGCCGCTGACCGCATCGAAGCCCTGACCGAGCAACTCGAAGCCGCCCGTGCTGACGCCAAAGAGGCCGAGGGTTATGCGGAGGAGTTGGAGAAGGAGATTGAACTCAACGAGCAAGAAGCCTGCATGTTGGAGAATGATCTTATCAAAGCCGACAAAGAGATTGATAACCTTAAGGTCAAGCTGGCGAAGGCGGTGGAGGGGCTAAATTATTGTATCAATGCACCCTTTAGCGGATGGACTATTGCTCAAGGTTATGCCCGCGCCACGCTGGCCGAGATTGAGGGAGAGAAGACATGACTGACGTAGACAAACGCATGCACTTCCGCTGCGGCGACTGCAAAACTGACTTCAGCACTGATGCGGTCTTCCCGATGGACGTGCGGAAGCTGACCAAGCTGGTCCGTGAAACCAAATGCCCGACGTGCGGGGCCGGGTCGAAGCGGTTGTATCTGCGGGCGAATGTGAAGGAAGATAAGCCATGAGTAACAAAAAGTTCAAATACCATGTAGAAGATACATGGTCGCCACCGCAATGGGCATGGTTAGACAAGATGGGTGATGTAGGCTGGGAACTTGTGACTATCCTGCGAGAGAAGCATAATGGGAGTGTTCTGTACACGCTCTACTTCAAAATGGAGATGTGATATGGAATACTTCGATGATCCGTTCTACATTGGTGTAGAAGAAACCAAAGAGCATGAAGATGGTGCGGCAACCTACACCTTTACTATGAATGACCACGCAAAGACAGAAATGGCTAAGATTGGCCTAGAGTTTGTTCTTCGCTGTGCAGCATATAACCTTGATCTACAAGATGCTCTAGACAATGTTAGGAAGATGAAAGATGCCTAAAAACTCTGAAACTATAGAAAAAGTTCCTGTGGCTTGGGGGCTTTTCTGTCGTCACCCTACAAGTAAATTTGAATTTTGGTTCGAAGATGAAATCGAGTTTGACCAAAACTTCCTTGAGAGGATTCGTTGGGGAGAGTGCTACAAGACTGAAGTTCACTACAACGATGGCTCTGTTGAAAAACAGAAATACAACTGCATTTGGTGAAAGATGCGTGAAGTCTTAACTTACCAACCCTGCCCCTATGAAGACTGTGGATCAAAAGACGGTTTTTCGTGGGTACCTGAAACACAAATCGGCCTTTGCTTCTCTTGTTGCAACACTTACCCCAATAAAAAGAAGGGGGCTATGGATTGGGCAAGAGAGGTATACCCAGTAGGGGAACAGCATGTATGAACAAGTAGAACTGATCCACCAACCCTGCCCATACGAAAAGTGTGGATCGTCTGACGCCTTTTCTTGGAACACTAAGCACCAGATTGGTCACTGCCACAGTTGTCATACAGCCTACCCCAGCAGTGGGAATAAAGTGTTCGACTGGGCGTCTAGAACCTATCCTCTAAAGAAGGACAGAGCCGTGATTAAACTTGTAGAACCTGCCCAAAGGGTAGACGATGAACAGGGTGTATGGATCCACAATGGTCACCGTAAGGTCACAGCAAGAACTATGGAGTTCTATGGTGTAAAGACTTATGTGGAAGATGAAGTACCGCTTAAGCATACCTACACCTATCCTGATGGGTCCACTAAGACTAGGGTGTTCCCCAAGGAGTTCTTCACTGGTAAAGGTTTCAAGTCTGACAAGCTGTTTGGTATGGACAAGTTCCCTGCTGGATCAGCACAGGCTGTGACCATCACTGAGGGTGAACTGGATGCTATGTCTGGTTATCAGATGATGGGTCAGAAGTATCCCTTTGTGTCGCTACCTTCTGCCACACCGAACAAGCGTCTACTAGAGAACTGCAAAGACTGGTTGGGGTCGTTCAAGAAGATTTACCTGTCTCTTGACACTGACGACAAAGCAGAGAAGTTTGCTATCTCTTTGATGCACTTGTTCCCCGGTCGTGTGTATCGTGTGCCTCACGATGTCTACAAGGATGCCAATGACTTCTTGATGGCTGATGCTTCCGAGAGTTTCTCTAAGGCATGGTTCAGTGCAGGCCTGTTCACCCCTGACAATATCTATGCTACAGAAGAAGACTTCCTAGAACTGTTGCATGATACCCCTGACCACTCCTATGTTCCTACTGGGATCATGGGGCTGGATGATAAAATCCTTGGACTAATGCAGGGACACTTCACTGTTATCAAGGCACCTACTGGCATTGGTAAATCAGAGTTCATGCGCTATCTGGAATATAACTTCATCAAGAACTATCCCGAGGTGAAGTTTGCCACATGGCACTTGGAAGAAACTAAGCTACGTTCACTTCTTGGTGTTGTTTCGTACTACCTCAAGGACAACCTTACCCGTAAGGATTTGATCCAAGAGAAAGGTCGGTTGCAAGATGTAGAAGAGGCTATCCGATACATCACGAACAACACAGGGTACATGCAGTTTCACCTGCGTGAAGAAGATGGTGCTGATGAACTGATTGAACAGATCAGGGTTCTGACACAGGTATATGGCTGCAAGTATGTGTTCTTTGAGCCTATCCAAGACGTTGTGACAGTATCCAGTGACGAAAGCAAAGAAGCCTTGTTGGCAGAACTGTCTGTTCGTCTGTCTAAGCTGGCTGCTGATCTGAATGTTGGTATCGTTACGATTGGTCACACAAACGACAATGGCGACTTCAAGTATTGTCGGATGATTGGTCAACGTGCCTCTGTCATTATTGACTTAGAGCGTGACAAAGAGGCAAGTGATATGCTAGAACGTAACACTACACGGCTTGTGGTTAAGAAGAACCGTCCGTGTGGTCTAGAAGGTAACTCTGGTGAACTTCTCTTTGATGGAGAAACCTTCACCCTGACAGAAAAAGGAGTGGGCTGGTGAACAGGATCGACAAAGGTTTTCAAGAATGGCTTGATGAGCATATGGTTGGTAATGAAAGCCGGAGACAGTTTGCAGAGAACCGAGGGGTAAGACTTGATGACTTGCGTTGGGCTTTTGGCAGTGGTTGGTTTCGGGGACAACAACAAGCAGTAAAGGATTTGCAGAATGTCTAATGTGGTCGTAGAACTTGGGCATGACACTGTTGACAGTATCATCGTTCAAGAACTGGAATGGCAACTGAACTACTACAAGGATGAAATCATCAAACATGCCCAAGGTGGTTGGGTTCACCCGCATGATCTTGAGCAATTCATCCAAGACTATGCCGCAACGAAACGTGTGTTGGAGCGATATACTGTATGAAAATCATCGTGCTGGATAGTGAAAGTGATGGTCTGTGGAAAGAGGCTACTAAACTTCATGTGGTTGCTTGGACTGATGATGGGGAAACCTACCACCACACCAATGACTACGAAGTTATGAAGTCTCTGTTGTTGGAAGAAGATACCCGGATTGTTGCTCACAACTCTATCCGGCACGATCTTCCTACCTTCAACAAAATCCTTGGGCTGAACCTGAACCACACAAAGTTCATCGACAGTCTGGCCTTGTCTTGGTATCTCAACTTTGAACGGGACAAGCATGGTCTAGAGGGCTATGGCATCGAATATGGTGTCCCTAAGCCAAAGGTCGAGGATTGGTCTAGCCTGTCCTACGAGGAGTATGCTCACCGCTGTGTGGAAGACGTTAAGATCAACTGGCGTCTCTGGAAAGACCTAGAGCGTAAACTCCTCAAGCTGTATGGCAACTGGGAAGAGGCTGTTCGTATTGTAGACTATCTTGGGTTCAAGATGGACTGTGCAAGGGAAGCAGAAGAGGTGGGTGTCCGTCTTGATGTAGAACGCGCACAGAAGAACTACGATGAACTGGAACGTCTACAGCAAGAGAAGTTCGAGGAACTGGTCAAGGCTATGCCTAAGCAACCTGTCTACAAGACCTTCAAGAAGCCTGCACAACAGGTCAAGAAGGATGGGACCATGACCGAGGCTTGGAAGAAGTGGCTCAATATTCTCTTCCAATCTGAACTGCCCTCTAACTTCGAGGGGGATACGGTGGAAATGGTCGTTGACTGGGAAGACGCTAATCCCAACAGCGATGCTCAGGTCAAGGATTGGCTCTACAGACTTGGCTGGGAACCCCAGACGTGGAAATACGACAAGAACAAGCAGACTGGTGTGGAGAAGCGCATTGCCCAAGTACGTTATCCAGCCACCCACGCAGAAGGTGGTCAACTCTGTGCCAGTGTCACTAGTCTCAAGGACAAAGCCCCCGGCGTGGAAATTCTAGAGGGTCTGACTGTTATCCGTCACCGAAAGGGCTTCTTCAAGGCTATGCTGGATAGCCACACAGATGGTTGGCTTGTTGCTTCTGTGGCAGGCTTAACAAACACGTTCAGGTTCAAACATGCCAAGCCCCTAGCTAATATCCCGAAGGTGGACAAGCCTTGGGGTGCAGAGATTAGGGGTTGCTTGATTGCCCCTGATGGCTTCGATCTGGTAGGGTCTGACATGGTTTCCCTAGAGGATACCACAAAGCGCCACTACATGAAGCCCTACGATCCTGCCTATGTGGCAGAAATGAGCCTACCGGGATTTGACCCCCACCTTAATCTTGCGGAGTTTGCAGGTGCTATCACCGCAGAAGATGCAGCGAAACATGCAAGAGGGGAGATTAACCTGAAACCTATTCGTAGCAAGTACAAGGCTGCGAACTATAGTTGCGTCTACGGTGTAGGTGCAGCTAAACTTGCCAGAGAGATTGGTGTGACCCCTAAAGAGGCTACAGCAATCATCAAGGCTTACTGGGAACGGAATCATTCTGTGGTCAAAGCAACAGAGAGTTTCAAGGTCAAACTTGTGGGCAACTCTATGTGGCTACAGAACCCTGTCTCTAAGTTCTGGCACAACCTACGATCTGAAAAGGATCGTTTCTCTACTGCTAACCAATCTACAGGTGTCTATTGCTTTGACACTTGGTTGTCGTTCTGTCGCAAGGCTGGCATCAAGATCGCCATGCAGTTTCACGACGAGGTTGGCTTCTATGTGAAGGAACAAGTGACCGAGTATATCGCAGACATTCTTAAGGGGTCTATCAAGAAGACCAACGACAAACTTAAGCTGAATGTCCTGCTAGACGTAGACGTGCAGATCGGAAAAAATTATGCCGAAACGCACTAAATAATGTGGTTAGACAGTTGACAAGAACCAACTGTACAACTATATGCAAAGACCGACCGAATCGGTTGTCCTGACAAAATGAGGAAATGATGGCTACTAGCTATAAAGAAGTGACTACGACTGGCCCGATTGAGTGGGCTAAGGTGTTCGAGAACAATCGTGAAATGGTTGGGTATGAAGGTGTCTATGAGCCTTGTGATGGAGCATACACTGTGACTCAAGTTCTCGACAAGTCGGAGTTTGATAAACTCAAGAAAGCAGGTTCGCAGAAGAAGCCTATCCAAAAACGTCTTCTGGAAGGTGATGGCAAAATCGCTGTGAAGTTTGAGCGTAAGCACCTTGTCCAGAAAAGCGATGGTACGCCTATCCTGAAAGCTGGTGGTCCCCCGAAAGTGGTCAACAGCGAAGGTAAGCCTTGGGATGTTGAAGTCGATGGTCTGATTGGTAACGGTACGGTAGCAGAGATTACCAACCTTATCACGACTTTCAAAGGTCAGGATGGTAAGCCTATCAGCCGTACCTCTCTCACCAAGGTCAAGATCGTTGAGTTCCTGCCCTATACCCGTCCTAATCAAGAGGAAGCAGCATAATGCGGTTCACGTTTGGAATGTATGACGACGAAGGTGGTGACTATCGCGCTGTCAATGTCGAAGGTCAAGCAGAGACGGTGCCAGAGGTACTAGAACTGTTCCTGTCCTTTATGCAAGGCTCTGGATACAAGTATGTGAACCAGATGGTAGCTGTCTATGACAACGGAAAAGAAGTGGGTACAACACTTTGACAAAGATCAATGCCCGACTGATTGGACTTACTCAACCAACAATCGAGGCTCGTATCCCTAATTCGGAAGGCATCCTAGCATACTGCGCTAGGGTGTCTAACCCCTCTAACCAAGACAACTTCGACACAGCAGAGAAACTCTTGAACTACTGTGTCAAGAACAAGCATTGGTCAGTCTTCGAAATGGTCAATGCTGTGGTCGAGGTAGAGGCTCCGAGGGATATTACCCGACAGTTGTTGCGTCACCGCTCGTTCAGCTTCCAAGAGTTTAGTCAACGCTACTCTGATGAAATCGAGTTTACTGACCGTGAGTTCCGTAGGCAAGACGATAAGAACCGTCAGAATAGTGTTGATGATCTGGACCCTGTAGATAAAGGTATGATAAAACACTCTGTAGGACAACTTGGGAACCTCTCTAAGAACCTGTACGAACACCTGAGAGAGCAACAAGTCGCTAAAGAGTGTGCTAGAGTTATCCTTCCCGAAGGTCTGACTATGAGCCGCTTATACGTCAATGGCACTCTTCGTAGTTGGTTGCACTATCTAGAAGTTCGTGATGATCCCGGTGTGACCCAGTGGGAACATGTTATGTTGGCCCGTAAGATCAAAAAGGTGCTGGTCCCAGCATTTCCCACAGTCTTCAACCTGACAGGTAAGGAATGACAAAGCATATCCTGATCGACGCTGACCCTTTTGCTTACAGGGCTGCGTTATCCAAAGACAACGACACTATTGGGGGAGTTCTTCAAAAGATTGATGAACTGTTCAAGGATAGTGTCGAAGCAGTCAAGGAGAGGTATGGGGATGATTTGACATACAAAGCCTTCTTGACAGGGCCAAACAACTTCCGAAAGGAAATCTCTAAGAGTTACAAGGGCAACAGGAAGGCTGAGAAACCTACGTTATTGGGTCTTGCCAGAGAGTATATCCTTGATAACTATATCTCTGAACTGACAGACGGGGAAGAAGCTGATGATGCAATTGCTATACAAGCGACCAAGCTGTATCCCAATGCAGTAATTGTCTCTATCGACAAAGACTTCCGACAAGTCCCTTGTAAACTCTACAATCCAACTAGACGAGAGTGGTCAGATATTGAACAGTGGGAAGGTTTGTTGTTTTTCTATCAACAACTGCTGATGGGAGACAGGGCTGATAACATTGTTGGTGTCTGGAAGGTCGGTGAGATTACCTCTCAGAAAATCCTTGAGGGTGCTACCACAGAACAAGAAATGTGGAAACGCTGTCTTGAGGCTTATGAAGGGGACTATGACCGTGCAGTACTGAATGGGAGACTGTTGTGGCTAAGACGTTACGAAAACCAAATGTGGGAACCCCCAAATCAAGGGGATACCGATCAGGTCTAGAAGGCAAAGTAGCCAAGCAGTTAGAACAACAGGGTGTGAAGGTCGAGTATGAGACAACAAAGATCAAGTATGTTGTTCCAGAAAGCCTTCACACCTACACCCCAGACTTCGTACTTCCTAATGGGATCATCGTAGAAACCAAAGGAAGGTTTGTGGTAGCAGACAGAAAGAAACACCTACTGGTTCAGCAACAATACCCTGATCTGGACATTAGGTTTGTCTTCTCTAACTCTAAGACGAAGATCAGCAAAGGTTCTAAGACTTCCTACGCTGATTGGTGCAACAAGAATGGCTTCACATTCGCAGACAAAGAGGTTCCTGAGCAATGGTTCAAATTGTAAATGTCCTTCGTGGCCCAATTCACTCCTCTGAAATCCCTGATTGGGATATTGAAGACGATGGGTTTGGGTTGCCATATGGAGAAGGGTTTGTCCTGTCGGTGACAATTCGGGATGAACGTGGGGTTCTGAGTGAAGAAGACTTGATCTTCCAAGACTTCAATGATGCAATTGAGATTGTGGAACACTTCTGCGATCAGATCATTCCTCTAGACTGGGAAGACACGTTTTGACAAAGACTGTAATCGTATGGACATGCGCCCATGCACATCCAGATGTAAGCAATGAACGCTTCACTTGGTTGGGTGACTTGATTGAAGACGTAAAGCCTGACTACTGTGTTGACCTTGGTGATGGTGCTGACATGCAGTCCCTAAACACCTACGATACACGCTACCCACAGGCTATTGTGGCACAGTCCTACCAGAAGGACGTAGAGGCTTACAATGAGGCTCAGGATCGTATCTGGGGTCGCTACAAGATCAGTAAGAAGAAGCGCCCTTATCGGATTGGGTTTGAGGGCAACCACGAAAACAGGATCAAGAAGGCTATCAACCATGATCCACGACTAGAGGGGAGTAGATATGGAATCTCATTTTCCCACCTTCAAACAGACTACTGGTTCGATGAATACCACGGATACAGAAACTCAGGCCCTTCACTTGCTGAGTACGACGGTGTTCTATATGGCCACTACGTTAGTAGCGGTAACTTTGGTTCAGCTATGTCTACTAAGCATCATGGCTACAGCCTTGTCGAAAAGCTGGCTCATAGTTGCACTGTTGGTCATAGCCACAAGTTCCATTATTATCGGAAGGCGGATGCTCGTCCTACTCCGCTTAATGGCCTTGTTGCAGGATGCTTCAAAGGGTCTGAGGAAAAGTGGGCAGGACAAGCTAATGCAGAATGGTCCAAAGGAGTAGTGATTAAACGCTATGTCGAGAATGGTGACTACGATCTGCAATGGGTTTCTCTAAAGGCTCTGGAAAAAGAATATGGTCAACGAAGTTAAAATCTTGGGGTACAGGGTCTATGTGGTGGATAAAGACTATCTGTACTACGACACAGAAGAAACGGCTATCGCGGCAGCTAAGATGTTTGCCACAGAAAGCCGAAAGACTAAAGCAACAGTGGTCATGGAAGTAGAGGTTTGGAACAGTGGGCAAAACTGAAACAATCGACATTGACTATCTTCGTCAACGCCTTCGTTACGAACCAGAAACAGGGAAGCTGTATTGGTTGGATTGTGAAGGTATGCCAAAAAGCTGGTTGACTAAGTTTTCTGGTAGAGAAGCTTTTACTACTCAACATAGTAGAGGTTACAAAATAGGTCACGTTACCCCTGCCACTCTTTTTGCACATAGAGTTGCTTGGGCATTGTATTATGGAGGTTGGCCTACTGAACAAATTGACCACATTAATGGAGTAAAGCATGATAACAAGATTTCAAATTTACGTGTAGTTAGTAGTCAAGAAAATAATAGAAATGTGAAAAGGCGCGAAGATAACACTAGCGGTGTGTGTGGAGTTTATCGAAAAGAGAGTGGTCGTAGGTGGGTTGCCCAGATCGTGGTGGAAGGGAAGCAAAAATACTTAGGTTGCTTCGATACCCTCGAAGAAGCTACCAAAGTTAGGAAAGAGGCAGAAGTGAAGTACGGCTACCACGAAAATCACGGAAGAGACTAAATGGGCAAACGTGACAACGACAAGTTCGAGAGGAAGGGTCGTGACTTTTATGCCACAATCGACCCTGCTGCTGTAAATGCTCTGGTCGAACATCTGCCTCTACCCACAGCCTTCATCGAACCTTGTGCTGGTGCTGGTGATCTAGTCAACGAACTGTGCAGGCATCATGGTGTAGTCTGTGTGGGCGCTATGGACATTGAACCACAAGCAAAGACTGTAGAGCAACGAAACTGTCTTGCCCTTAGTTGGGTTGGACCAGAAGTAACTCACTTCATCACTAACCCACCCTTTACATGGGACATGCTAAAGCCTATTCTAGACCATCTACCTACCCTAGCACCTACTTGGTTGTTGTTGCCTGCGGACTATATGCACAATGTACGAGTAGGCCCATACATGGCTAAATGCGCTAAGGTGGTCAGTGTAGGTCGAATGTACTGGGAGACTAACAAGAAGAAGGGTGTGGATAACTATGCGTGGTATCTCTTCACCAACAACGAGACTGAGACAACATTCTATGGAAGAAAATCGTGAGTAAAGAACAAATCTTGAAACTCATCGAAGATCGTGGGTTTGTGACTATCCTAAAGGACCATGACCTTACCTTGTGGAAGGTACTTGAAATCCTAGATGATCTTGGCTATATCTTCTTAGAGAGGTATGAGGACGACTACTGATGGCTAAATGGTCTGTATATGATGAAGAGGAAGACATGATTAACGAAACGGATATTGATGCGTTTGCTCGAACCAGTGACTTTGATTGGTTTCAGAGTGAGTGTCAGAAAACTGCAATCTACCCTAAGCAACAAGGTCTAGCCTATACTGCTTTGGGCCTAGCCTCTGAAGCAGGAGAATATGCAGGCAAGATCAAGAAAGGTATCCGTGATGGTTCCTTTGATGATGTAGGTGCTGCTGCTGAACTTGGTGATGTGTTGTGGTATGTTGCCATGTCTGCACATGAACTGGGGTACACGATGGACGAGATTGTTCATGGTGTTGTCAACAAACTCCGTGACCGCCAGAAACGAGACGTAATCAAAGGAAGTGGGGATAACCGCTAATGAATAAGTTTTACTTCAGCTTTTCCCTACTACACGACCAGTACATAATCTTTGAACAAGAAGAAACTGGTGACCATCCCCATTTCTGGGTTTTAACTCACAATGACGCTAAGAAAGCTGTAACGCTGCTAAATAACCTGTATGAGAAAGCGCAAGAAAAATGAGTAACTACCTGCCAACCGACTATCAGTCTTTCATTCACACATCACGCTATGCTCGTTGGTTGGATAAAGAGAACCGCCGTGAGAACTGGGGTGAGACTGTCTCCCGCTACATGACCAATGTGGTCGTTCCTAAGACCCGCGACGAGATTATCCTTGATGATCTGGAAGAGGCTATCCTCAACCTTGATGTGATGCCTTCTATGCGGGCTGTAATGACTGCTGGCCCTGCCTTGGAGCGTGACAACACGGCTGGCTATAACTGTTCCTATCTGCCTGTGGATGATCCTAAGTCCTTTGACGAGGCTATGTTCATCCTTCTGTGTGGAACTGGTGTTGGCTTCTCCGTGGAGCGTCAATACATCAGCAAGCTGCCAGAGGTTCCTGAACAACTGTTCGGTTCTGAGGATGTGATCGTTGTCCACGACAGCAAAGAGGGTTGGGCTAAGGCTCTGCGTAAGCTGATTGCTATGCTCTATGCAGGGGAAATTCCCAAGTGGGACGTGTCTAAGGTTCGTCCTGCTGGTGCTAAACTCAAGACCTTTGGTGGTCGTGCATCTGGTCCTGCCCCTCTGGTGGAACTCTTCCAGTACACGATTGAGAAGTTCAAGGGTGCTGCTGGTCGTAAGCTGTCTTCGATTGAGTGCCACGACATCATGTGTAAGATTGGTGAAGTTGTTGTGGTAGGCGGTGTTCGTCGCTCTGCTATGATCTCTCTGTCGAACCTCTCGGACGACCGTATGCGTCATGCTAAGTCAGGCTGGTGGTGGGAAGGTAATGCTCAACGTGCCTTGGCTAACAACAGTGTTGCCTATACTGAGAAGCCTGACATGGAAACCTTCATGCGTGAATGGCTCTCTCTGGTGGAAAGCAAGTCTGGTGAGCGTGGTATCTTCTCTCGTCAGGCATCTAAGAAACAAGCTGCAAAGAATGGTCGTCGTGATGCTAACCAAGACTTTGGCACTAATCCATGCTCTGAAATCATCCTTCGTCCGTACCAATTCTGCAATCTCACAGAAGTCGTGGTTCGGGCTACGGACACACTTGAAGACTTGGAGAGGAAAGTAAAGCTGGCTACGATCCTTGGTA